CATAAAACTTACTTCCAAGAATAAAAAAGGTATAAATAGTAGTATACGAGAGGAATACTACTATTATGGCAACACCGAACAGTAAAGCAACATTAAAAGAATACATTAAGAGAAAACTGGGAGCTCCTGTTCTAGAAATCAATGTGGACGATGACCAGTTTGATGACAGAATTGACGAAGCCGTTCAGTATTTCCAAGAGTACCATTATGACGGTTCTATCCGTGTATACTTAAAACATCAACTAACTTCTGATAATCTAGTGACTATGAGGTCAGACGAGACCTTCACAGAGACTTCAGCTGGTACTCACGCATACACAGACCAACAAGTAAAACAACAACAAAATTATATCGTATTACCTGAGTTTGTTCTTGCAGTGAATAGAATTTTCCCATTCACTGATAAACACAATCTCAATATGTTTGACCTTAGATATCAATTAAGGTTGAATGATTTATATGATTTGTCTGCAACAAATATATTGTATTATAACATGGTACAAGAACACATTTCTTTATTAGACAATATACTTGTCGGACAAGTTCCTATTAGATACAAACAACATATGAATAGATTGTATCTAGATGCAGATATAGAAGCTCTGAATGCAAACGAGTTTCTTATCATTGAATGTCATAGAAAAATAGACCCTAATGATTTCACAGATATCTATAATGACATGTGGTTGAAAAGATATGCAACTGCATTAGTCAAATATCAGTGGGGAGAAAACTTATCTAAATTTCAAGGGATTACTTTGCCAGGCGGAATAACTTTAGATGCCTCGGAAATGAAATCTCAAGCACAAGAGGAAATAACAAAATTAGAGGAAGAGTCAAGATTAAATTATGAACTTCCAATCATGGACTTAATGGGGTAATAAATGCCTACAAATGTATTTTTTAACCATGCAGTAGCAACTGAACAACATCTTGTAGAGGATTTGATTGTTGAGTCACTTAGAATGTATGGACATGATGTCTTATATCTACCAAGACAAATAGTAGAAGAAGACACAATTTTTACGGAAGATGTACAGGCCACATTCGGTGACGCCTATTCCGTTGAAATGTATCTTTCGAATGTTGAAGGTTATGAGGGACAAGAGGATTTAGCCACTAAGTTTGGTGTCGATATTAATGACGATGCCGAATTCATAATGAGTGTAAGAACATGGGAGAGATTTGTTTCCCTTGATTCAAACCTTGTAGTTTCTGCAAGACCTAACGAAGGTGATTTGATTTACTTCCCTATGACAGGTCATTTATTTGAAATCAGATTTGTTTCAGACCCCGACCCATTCTATCAATTAGGAAAAATATATGTTTTCAAAATGCAAGTATCCCTATTCGAATACAGTGGAGAGGATTTCGATACTGGTACTTCTGCAGACTTAGTAGAAGCAGACCAAGCTTACACAATCGAACTCACAATGACTGGTTCAGGAAACTACACTCATGGAGAGAATTTAACTACTGTTATTGACGGAGTCACAACGACAGTTGGAGAGGTTGTACTATGGCAACCACAAGCAAATAAACTTACAATTAAGGATAACACTAAGACACTACAAATTGGAGATGTACTCACGGGTGTGACTTCTACAACTGCTAGACCTATAGGAAGTATTGTAGATGTTCTAACATTTGAGAACTTATCTTCTGCACAAAATAAAGACTTCGAAGATAAGGATAGTAATTACTTAGACTTTAGTGAAGTGAATCCTTTCGGTGAACCATAATGTTCGGAACTTTTTTCTACAACGAAACTATTAAAAGGTCGATTTCTGTATTCGGTACTTTGTTCAATAATATACACACGAGCAAAATAAAAGCAGACGGAACAGTATTGTCTAAAAATTTAGTTCCAATATCTTATGGGCCAAAACAAAAGTTTCTATTAAGATTACAAGACGATGTTAAAGCAAAAGACGGGAATGTCACTTCTATATCTTTACCTCGTATGGCTTTTGAATTGACAGGATTTGAATATGACGCGTCAAGACAACAAAATAAACTTATCAGAACTCAGAAAACAGTTTTAGAAACTTCTGATGTTGGAAAGAGAGGTTTTCAATATCAACCAGCACCATACAATTTAACCTTTACATTATCGATATTATCAAAGAATGCCATAGACGCATTACAGATAGTAGAACAAATACTTCCATACTTTCAACCTGAATATACAGTATCAATGAAAATGGTTGATAGTATGAGTGAGGTAAGAGATGTACCAATCTTTTTAAATTCTGTTGCAATGGACGACCAATACGAAGGTGAATTTGTAGAAAGAAGAGTTATAGAATACACATTAGAATTTACTATGAAGACATACTTCTTTGGCCCTGTTTATACTGGAGAGGTCATTAAGAATGTTATTGAAAGAGATTATATAAACGATAGTGTTGCAGCTGGATTTACATCAACAGAAATTAATAATTCAGGATTGGTTAAGGAAGTCAAACACTACGAACCAGCCTTCGCTGCAAGGTCAAATGCAGTAGTCAACTCAAATACAGTCACTTTTCCAAGTGCAATAAATAGTAAGATAAGTGTTGGAGACGAAGTATTTGGTACAAATCTAACAACGAATCCAACTATTTCAAGTATTGCAAGTGATAAATTATCGATTGTATTAAGTAATCAAGTTAATTTTAGTGCAAACACAAACTTGAAATTCGTAGGTTCTGTTGACCCAAGTGATACATTTGTGGTTGCAGAAACAGTGACTTTTTATGATGAGGGTGGTGGTAATACATTTGAAGAAGACACCGCTAGTGATGGATAATTATGGCAAAAGAAATAGACCAAAAGTTAGATAATCTTCTAGATATCAACTCTGATATCAAACAAGAAACCCGATTAGTTAAATTACCTGATAGGGACAAGAATATCGAATCAGACTACAGATATGCTAGAGAGAACCTATATGACCTCGTAGAACGCGGTCAGGACGCTATAGACGGCATATTAGAACTATCCAAGGAGACAGAACACCCTCGTGCATATGAGGTTGCTGGACAACTCATAAAGACTGTATCCGAAACTGCAGAAAAGTTAATCGACATACAGAAGAAGTTGAAGGACTTAGAGAAAGAAGATAGTTCAGTAAGAACTCAACACAATCACTTATATGTCGGTTCGACAAGTGAATTGCAGAAGTTCTTAAAAAAGGAGTCTAAGAAAGATGGAAATTCAACCTAACGAATACAACCCGATACCGATACCCGAAGTCACAGAAGGAGAACCATTTTGGTTATTAGCTCTAGGTCATTTAACTAGACACAACTCAAAAATATTTCAATTAGATACTTCAAAGTACGACGCATACGAAACATGGATAAGAGATAATGTCAAAGATAAAACAGTATGTGTATTGGGAACTGGTGTAGGAACTTTATTACACCTTGCAGATTATTACGGTGCAAAAAAATGTATAGGATTAGATTCTGATAATTGGATATGTGTTTATTTAAAAGGTTTGTATCCACATATGGAGATACATAATTCTAATTATTACAAAGTAGAATGGCCAGAAGCAGACATATATTTACACAATGGTTGTACACAAACATTTTTACAGAGAGCAGAAAATTTAAATAAGAAAGTATTTCCACCTGTTTGTAATATAGAACTTGTTATGAAAACAAGAGACGATTTAATTACAGACGGTGTTATGGATTTTTCAGATACACATGCAAGAGCGTATCAAGAACTTGGTAGGATAAATGGTTAAACCAGTAAACGAAGGATACTTAGGGAACACCCTCATTAAAAGAGCTGGTGTCGAGACTCAGTATACCGAGGAAGAACTGAATGAATACATGAAGTGTTCAAAAGACCCTACACATTTTATTGAACAATATACACAAATTATATCACTTGACGAAGGTATGGTTCCTTTTCAACTTCGTGGATATCAAGAAGACCTCATAAACTTCTATGACGAAAATAGATTCAATGTTGTTCTTGCAAGTAGACAGAGTGGTAAATCTATCACTTCGTGTGCATACTTATTATGGTATCTCTTATTTCACCCCGAAGTCACCGTGGCTGTTCTTGCAAACAAAGGTGCAATTGCAAGAGAAATGATTGCAAGAATCGTGACCATGTTGGAGTCTGTACCATTTTTCTTACAGCCAGGCGTCAAGATTCTTAACAAAGGTTCGATAGAATTTGCAAATGATTCAAAAGTAGTTGCAGCTGCAACGAGTTCTAGTTCGATTCGTGGTATGTCAATCAACTTACTATACTTGGACGAGTTTGCATTCGTAGACGATGCAGATACATTCTATACTGCAACATATCCCGTAATCACCTCGGGTAAAGATTCAAAGGTTATTATTACTTCTACTGCAAACGGTGTGGGTAATATGTTCCATAAGATATATGAATCTGCAGTACACGGACAATCAGAATACAAACACTTTATAATAAACTGGTATGATGTGCCAGGCAGAGACGAAGAATGGAAAGAAATGACCATTGCAAACACATCAGAAGCTCAGTTTGAACAAGAATATGGAAACTCATTCTTAGGTACTGGTAATACATTGATAAATGCAGATACCTTGTTAGGTCTCAAAGCATGGGAACCTGAATGGAATAGAGATAATATAAATGTATATAAGAGACCTATACAGGGTCACGAATATATTTGTACAGTAGATGTTGCAAAAGGAAGAGGTATGGACTATTCAACCTTCTCCGTGTTTGATGTATCTACGAAACCTTTTGAACAGGTTTGTACTTATAGAGACAGTATGATAAGTCCCATGCTGTTTCCCGATATTATAAATAAGTATGTAAAAGCATATAATGAAGCATTAGTCATAATAGAAAATAATGCAGAGGGTGGTATGGTTGCAACTCAGTTGCACTATGACATAGAATATCCAAATGTCTTTACCCAAGGTCAACTCAAAGCAGAAGATATTGGGGTCACTGTAAATAAAAAGATAAAAAGGATTGGGTGTTCTACTCTCAAAGAATTATTAGAGGAAAACAGACTAAATGTTATAGACAGAGCTACTATAACAGAACTCATGACTTTTGTCACGAAGGGTAATTCTTTCGAAGCTGACAGAGGATACCATGACGATATGGTTATGAATCTCGTATTATTCAGTTGGTTTATTACCACTGAATACTTCTATAATTTAACGGATACACAGGTCAAAAACTTGTTATACGCAGAACAACAGAAGTTAATAGAAGACGATGTATTACCCGCGGGGGTGTTTGGAGAGGTAAAACCCGAGGAAACTACCTTTGTAGACGACCAAGGAGACCGTTGGTTCACTAAAGATATGTCAAATGAGATGAAATGGTAGTTCATTAGAGTTAGCGAAGTTATAAATAAAACAGTAAACAACTTTTACATTAACAGGAGAAAAATATGGCATTTCAAGTATCACCAGGCGTTCAGGTCAAAGAAATAGACTTGACAAATGTTGTGCCTGCAGTTTCTTCCACTGTTGGAGGATTCGCGGGTGCGTTCAGATGGGGCCCTGTTGATGAAGTAGTATCAGTTTCAGATAGTCAAGGTTTAGTAGATAATTTCTATACACCTGCCGATACAAACGCAGGTGCAGAGGATTTCTATTCTGCAGAGGCTTTCTTAAGATATGGTTCATCATTAAAAGTTGTTCGTGTTGCAAGTGCAGATGCTTATAATGCAAACAACGGTGGAGACACTGATGCAAGCATCAAGAATCTAGACGCATACCAATCAGGTTTTGAAAGTGGTGGTGCAGCTGGAACTATAGGTACATTTGCTGCAAAATATCCAGGCGCAATTGGAAACTCACTAAAAGTCAGTGTTTGTGCATCACCTGATGCATACTTCAATGATAATGTGACAACCTTAGACGCAGAAGAAGCTGCTGGTCAAACAGTGATTAGTGTGACTTCTGAAAGTGGATTCCAAATCAGAGATATTGTCAGATTTGGTACTGACACTCAAGAATACAGAGTGACAGCAACTGCAACAGGAACAATAACCATAGAAGCCCTTAATCAACCAGCTGGAACTGGTCTAGTTAGCACAGTTGCTAACTCAACACAAGTTCACAGATATTGGGAGTTTTACAACTTATTTGATAAAGCCCCAGGCACATCTGCTTCTGCAACTGCAGCTTCAGGTAGTGCAGACGAAATTCATGTAGTCGTAGTAGACGAAGACGGAGTTATCTCAGGAAAACAACACGAAGTCCTAGAAACTTACGGATTTGTTTCATGTGCATCAGACGCTAAAGACGCACAGGGTGCTGCAAATTACTACAAAACAAAAATTAATAACGAGTCAGAGTGGATATGGTGGACTGGTCACAGTACATCAACTCATGCAGCTGCAAACAGTGTGACAACTCACGCAGGTTCAGCCTCAGTTGCATTTGGAAGACCTTCTGCACCAATTACTACTTCATTAGCTAATGGTGCTGACGGAGCTGACTTATCACCTGCTGTCAAGTACGGTGGTTATGTCGACAACTTCGGAGACGCGGAAACTGTAGATGTATCTTTCCTAATTGTAGGTTCTACAAGAACTTCAAATGGAGATGTATTAGCAGACCACAACTCTATCGTTAATCAATTAATTCAAATTGCAGAAAACAGAAAAGACTGTATGGTGATTGCATCACCAAGAAGAGCCTCAGTTGTTAATGTTGCATCTGAATCAGCACAAAGTACAAATGTTATTGCAGACTACGCGTCTGTGACTTCAAGTTCTTATGCAGTTCTAGATTCAGGTTGGGTATACCAATACGACAGATACAACGACAAATACTGTTGGGTGCCTGGCAACGGACATACAGCAGGTATTATGGCAAGGTCTGACCTATTAAGAGACCCATGGTTCTCACCAGCAGGATTCTCAAGAGGTCAATACTTAGGAATTACAAAACTTGCATTCAACCCATCGCAATCATCTAGAGATGATTTATACAGTGCAAGAATCAATCCTATAGTCACATTCCCAGGCCAAGGTACAGTTCTTTTCGGAGATAAAACTGCATTAGCGACACCTTCAGCATTCGATAGAATCAATGTCAGAAGGTTGTTCATCGTATTAGAGAAAGCAATTGCAACTGCAGCTAAATCACAACTCTTTGAATTCAACGATGCATTCACAAGAGCACAATTTAGGGCTGCTGTAGAACCTTTCCTAAGAGATGTTAAGAACAGACGAGGTCTAACAGATTTCACAGTATTATGTGATGAAACAAACAATACCGATTCAGTCATAGACAGAAACGAATTTGTATGTTCTATCTTCGTGAAACCTGCTAGAAGTATTAACTTTATCACTCTTAACTTCGTGGCTGCAAGGTCAGGGGTTGAGTTTGAAGAAATCTACGGAGCAGTTTAAGGAGTAAAGAATGGCAACAATAGACGAATTTAAAGCACAACTGATTGGTGGTGGCCCAAGACCAAACCGATTCAGAGTCTTCATTCCTAGAAGTGGCAATAGAATTGAGTTTCTATGTAAAGCTGCTGCAATTCCAGCTGCAACCCTAGGAGAAATACCAGTAAACTTTAGAGGACATATCCTCAAGTTAGCAGGAGATAGAACATTCGAAGATTGGTCAGTGACTATCATTAATGATTCAGAATTTTCTGCAAGGTCAAGCTTAGAAGCATGGCAACAAGACATACAAGAACTTGATTCAGGTGTAGGTATGGCGTCTAACGACTACCTACTATCAAGAGCATTTGTCGAACAACTAGGTAAAGACGACGCTGTCCTTGCGAGATATGAATTTTTCAACATGTATCCAAAGAACATTGCTGCTATCGAATTAAATTACGAAACAGTAGATGCATTGGAGGAATTCACAGTTGATTTCACATATTCTCACTGGGAAAGAGTCAAGTAATAATAGTGAGTTGACCTCTAATTTAGGGGTATAAATATAGTTATGGAATTATTTGGGTTTGAAATAACTCGTAAGAAAGACGAGTTAAGAGCAACGGAGGTAAAGAACGCTAAGTCGTTTGTACCTCCTGTTGACGATGATGGCACTCCCGTTATACAACAACAAGCGGGATACATATCAGGTGGCGCATATGGTGCCTATGTTGATATGGAAGGTGGTATCAAGAATGAGGCAGAACTCATTCGTAGGTATCGTGAAACATCATTAGTACCTGAATGTGACTCAGCTATTGAAGATATAGTTAATGAGTGTATTACTTCTGATATATCAGATAGGATTGTTGCACTCGACCTCCGAGATGTCAAACTCTCGGATAGTATCAAGAAAAAGATACAAGACGAGTTTGCTCACATCTTATCCTTAATGAAGTTCAATCAGAACTCTCATGAAATTTTCAGAAAGTGGTATGTCGATGGAAGAATATACTTCCATAAGGTCGTTGATAGCAAACGACCAAAGTTAGGTATTGTAGACTTAAGGAACATTGACCCACTTAAAATTAAGAAGGTCAGGAATGTCGAAAAGGGTAAAGACCCTAAGACAAAGATTGAACGAGTAGAGAAAGTAGAAGAATTCTACATGTTCAATGACAAAGGTTTTGATAAGACTTCTGCAACAGAAGGTGCAACAGTTAAAATTGCACCCGAGGCAGTATCTTATACAACAAGTGGATTACTTGATTACAGTAGAAATGTTGTAATCGGTTATCTACACAAGGCATTGAAGACTGCAAATCAGTTAGCAATGATGGAAGATGCACTTGTTATCTATAGGATTTCAAGGGCTCCCGAGAGAAGGATATTCTATATCGATGTCGGAAACCTTCCAAAAGCAAAAGCTGAACAGTATCTTGCCGATGTTATGCACAAATATAGAAATAAATTAGTGTATAATGCAGAGACAGGTGAAATCAAAGATGATAGAAAACACATGTCAATGCTTGAGGACTTTTGGTTGCCTCGAAGAGAAGGTGGTAGAGGAACAGAGATTACTACTTTGCCAGGCGGTCAAAACCTTGCAGACATAGACGATATAGAATACTTCAAGAAGAAGTTATATCAGTCACTAAATGTGCCTGCAACTAGATTAGAAGCAGACAATGGATTTAACATGGGTCGTGCTTCAGAGATATCTAGAGACGAACTTAAATTTAATAAGTTCACAAACAGACTTCAAAAGAAGTTTGCAAGAGTTTTTACAGACATGTTAAGAACACATTTAGTTCTTAAGGAAATAGTGACTGGAGAAGAGTTTGATAAATTCAAAGACTTTATCCAGTATGAATTTGCAACCGACAACCACTTTACAGAGTTGAAGGAAGCAGAGATTCTAAGGGAAAGATTAGATACCCTTGGAGGAATAGCAGACTATATTGGTAAATACTATTCAAACGAATATGTTAGAAAGTATGTACTAAGACAGTCAGAGGAAGACATCAAAATCATTGACCAACAGATACAAGACGAGGGTGGTAATGAAGAAGATGGAGAAGACGATAGCTTTGGAGGATTTTAATAATGAGTGAAGACATATCAAGAAAGATAGTTGACGGAATTGAAGCAGGAAAGTTGGAACAGGCAAAGAACGATATCTTTGACGGAATCAAACAAAAGGCTGCAGAAGTTGTTGATATGAAGAGGGTTGAGACTTCTGTGAATTGGTCACAGAACGAAACCGAAGAAACTCCTACAGAGTCATGAAATCGTTTTCAGAAGTTTCTACGGAACTTCATGAGGCCACATTTAAGTGTCCCGAAGGTCATGTAGAACTTAAAAGAGAAAGTGTAAAATATGGTGAAGAAACCATAAATATAATTTACACTGAGTGTAAAGAAGGTATAACAGTATTCTTAAACGGACATGGAATACATGAGACCTTCGAGGACGAGGAGTCCTTAAAAGTTGGTATGCTAGAAGTGAAAAGAATGTTGAAAGACATGTCCGAAGAAGGTATATCAATAGAGGAAATAACAAATGAAATTAATATCTGAATTTAACGACTACGGAGTACAACCCGTAATAGTCGAACAAAACGAAAAAGGTGAAAAGGATTACTTCATCGAAGGAATCTTTATGCAATCAGAAATTAAAAACCGTAATGGAAGGATATATCCTAAAGAAGTTATACAGAAAGAAGTAAAAAGGTATAACAAAGAGTTCGTAGAAAAGAAAAGAGCATTCGGAGAGTTAGGACACCCCGAAGGCCCTACAATTAATTTAGACAAAGTGTCCCACATGATAGAGAAATTAGAAGAAGATGGAAACAATTTCGTGGGACGAGCAAAGATTTTAAGTACACCAAACGGTCAAATAGTTAAAAATTTGATAGATGATGGTGCCAAACTGGGTGTTTCTTCTAGAGGTCTAGGTTCACTAGAATCAAAAGGAAACGCACAGTATGTAAAAGACGATTTTCAACTTGCTACGGCAGGTGATATCGTTGCAGACCCGTCTGCACCTGAGGCCTTTGTAGAAGGTATTATGGAAGGTGTTGAGTGGGTTTATGAGAGTGGTATCTTAAAGGCAAAAGATTTAGACCAAATGCAGAAAGATTTAAAGACTGCAAGGTTAAATAAACTTGAAGAAACCAAATTGAACCTATGGAAAAGTTTCGTTGAGAAGCTTTAACATATAAATAAAAAAGTAATCTTTAAACAGGAGAAATTTATGTCAGATTTAGAAAACCAAGTAGAAACTGCTGAAGAGTTAGTTGCTGAAAAGGCACCTACCGATATGGCAGAAAAAGGTGACAAATCTGCTCACAAACAAGGTTCGTCTTCCGAAGAGAAAATCGAAAGCGGAAAGGCCGAAGTCGTCAAGCCTGAGGAAAATCCTGTTGACAAGGCTGTTGCAAGTGTTTCAAAAGCAGAGAAAGGTACTAAACCAGTATCAGACGCTGTAAATAAAAATGCAGAGAAAGGTGACAGCAAAGCAGACAAATTAAAAGAAGATGAAGATTCCAACGAAGAGGACACTATCGCAGAGAAAGGACAATCTAAAATGGAACTAATCAAGGCTGCAGTCGACAGTATGAAAGGGTTGAATAAAGAAGAGTTAAACAAATTATTCAGTTCTTTATCAGAAGACGAGGTCGATGAATCCTTGACTAAAGCAGAAGTCGCAAGAAAAATAGTAGAAGCATTAAAAGAAATGTCTTTGGAAGATGTTCAAAAACTCGTTAAAGAAATGGGTTATGAGGACGAAGAAGACGAAGATGATGATGACGATGACGAAGATGACGATGAAGAAGAGTCATACGGTAAGAAAGAGTCAAAATCAGAATCAGTCGAAAATGACTCTGCTGTTGAATCTTCATTAGTCGAGATTGAAATAGATGACGACCTATCAAAAATCTCTGAATCATTAGATTTATCAGAAGAAAATGCAGAAAAAGCTAAAACTATTTTTAAAGCTGCAGTAAACAGTAAAGTTGAAGAAGCTAAAGAAAAGCTTGAAGAGCATTACCAAACAGAATTAAAATCCCAAGTAGAAACTATCAAAGAAGAATTAACTTCTTCTGTAGATAAGTATCTAACATATTGTGCTGAAGAGTGGTCGAAAGAAAACGAACTCGCAATAGAAAGGGGTTTGAGGTCAGAAATGACAGAAAACTTTATCGAAGGTCTCAAGAAGTTGTTCGTAGAACACTATGTTGAAGTGCCAGAAGATAAGTACAATGTCGTTGACGAACTCGCAAATCGTCTTGACGAGATGGAAGCTAAAGTTGATGCCGAAGTTCAAAAGAACATGGATATTAACGAAGAGCTAGAAAGTCTTAAGAGACAAAATGTTGTGAAAGAGGCATGTGAAGACTTGTCTGATTCACAAAAAGAGAAAATGGTATCATTGTCAAACGGTGTAGACTTCACAGACCAAGCAGATTTCGAAGAGAAAATTGCAGAAATCAAAGAAGCATACTTCGGTGTAGACAGTGAAACTATTGCTGAAGAAACCGTACAAGAAGAAGGTAATGGAGATTTCGATACAGAAGTTGAGAAAGTTCTTGACCCTTCAATTGCACGATACTCTGAAGCATTAACTAAACTAAAACCATTAGGTTAATTTAAAGGAAACTAAAACTCATGTTTTTATCAGAAAATTTACAAGAGAAGTGGGAGCCTATTCTAGAACATTCCGATTTGCCAAAAATCGAGGACAACTACAAGAAAGCAGTCACAGCAGTTATACTTGAAAACCAAGAGAAAGCTTTAAACGAAGACAGAGCAACTCTTGAGGAAGCTGCACCTTTAAACTCTACTGGTAGTTCTATTTCTAACTGGGATCCAATCCTAATTTCGTTAGTAAGAAGAGCTATGCCAAATCTCGTTGCATACGACATTTGCGGTGTTCAACCTATGACAGGCCCAACTGGTCTTATATTTGCTATGAAAGCAAGATATAACGACTATCCAACAGAAACAAGACTGAATAACTCAGAAGCTTTATTCAATGAAGCAAGAAGTGGATATTCAGGTGGTGCAGACCCAACAGCGGGCCCTGCAGACAACGACCCTGTTGGTGACCCTTTTGATGCATCTGGCCCAGAAACCTACGCAGGTGATACTGGTGCTGGAATGGCTACTTCAAGTGCAGAATCATTAGGTGACGGTGCGTCAAATCACTTTGCACAGATGTCTTTCACTATTGAGAAAGCAACTGTGACTGCAAAGTCAAGAGCACTCAAAGCAGAGTACACTTTAGAATTAGCACAAGACCTCAAAGCAATCCACGGTCTTGATGCAGAATCAGAACTTGCAAACATTTTGTCAAGTGAGATTCTTGCTGAAATCAACAGAGAAGTTGTAAGAAATGTCAATCTTCAAGCGAAGACTGGTGCATCTGCAACTGCTTCTAGCGGAACATTCAACTTAGATGTTGATGCAAACGGTAGATGGTCTGTTGAGAAATTCAAAGGACTATTGTTCCAAATCGAAAGAGAAAGCAATGTAATTGCAAAAGAAACAAGAAGAGGTAAAGGAAACTTTATCCTATGTTCTTCTGATGTTGCATCTGCACTTTCAATGGCTGGTGTTTTAGATTACACACCTGCGTTAAACACTAACATTAATGTTGACGACACAGGCAATACATTTGCTGGTGTTCTTAACGGAAGAGTAAAGGTCTACATTGACCCTTATGCGTCTGTTGACTACATGACTGTTGGTTATAGAGGGTCTAACCCTTATGACGCTGGTATGTTCTATTGCCCATATGTTCCACTACAAATGGTGAGAGCAGTTGGTGAGAACACTTTCCAACCAAAAATCGGATTCAAAACTAGATACGGTATGGTTTCAAACCCATTCGTAGGAAGCACACCTTCTGACGGTCTTGCATCTGCTGGAACAAACCAATACTACAGAAAAATGGCAGTGTCCAACATTCTGTAAACGGAATTTCGTTTCGATTAAAACCCCTCTTTCGAGGGGTTTTTTTTCTCTAAATAATACAATCGTTCATTCACTCTAAATGTAGCAGTGAACGGAAGTAGGCATGGGGCCGAAGGAACGCATTTTTGTTCAACCTTTAAACGGAGAGAATGGAAATGACAAAGAAAGCTAACCTCAAGTTAGTATATCGTGGTGTTCGTCACAACGGTGAAGTCACTAAGTCAAAGCCACAGACCAAGGGTGTATACCGTGGTTCTAAGTGGGTTGCTTAAAACACCTATATACTAATAGTCGAAAGGCAAGGGGGGTCTGGCATGTCAGATACCCCCTACTATTATAAACACACACATGCATAACACACAGGAGAAAATATGTCTCAAGGAAAATCAGGGTTCGAAATCCGAGCCGAACTACTCAATCAAGCACAAGGTCTGTTAGAAGGAAATATCTACAGAAACAACGAGGCGATTGTAGAACACAATAATAACTTCCCAAACGATAGAAAACCTTACGGTGACCAGTTCGTGTCTACGGAAGAAGTTATTGCAGTTGCAAGACAACTCAATGAGTTTGTAAACGAGAAATAACCATAAATAGTATTATGGCAGACCCAATAATAAACAAATCACTTTTAGGTAAGAATAATTTTAGATTACTTATTGACAAGATTCCTAATGTGGAATTCTTTGTTAAGACAGTAAATATTCCAGGCTTAACTTTCACCGAAACAGTTGCACCTGCTGGTATAGGTCTAGATGCATTCTTCCCAGGCGATAAAGTTTCTTTTGATACCCTTGAGGTAGGATTCCTTGTTGACGAGGATTTAGGAAACTTCAAAGAGATTTTTGATTGGATGGACAAGATAGTTCCAGTTTCAGACCCAAGTGCATATAAAAATTATGTAGGTTCTCAAACTACGGCAACTGGTGAACAATCAACTATTGATAATGCACTCGCACAATATTGTGATATTACATTGGTCACTAATACTAATAAGAACATACCTAATAAGTTCTTTAGGTTTCATGATGCATTCCCAATCGCACTAAGTGGGATTGAATTGGAATCAGGTGCAGACGGTGAGACAGTTCTTGCAACAGTTTCATTCAGGTTTACATACTACGAAATAAAATCCACTTCCTAGATTACCATAAATATGGTATAATAGTATATTATGACACTCGATGAATTGAAAGCAGAGTGGAAACAGGACTGTGAAATAGACGATATCGAACTAGATAAATCGTCATTAGAACTACCCAAACTCCACGCAAAATACTCAGAATATCTAACAGACGCAGTCGTTAGACATAAAAACCTTCAGCTTAAATATTCCATGTTATTGAAAGATAAATGGTTGTGGTTCAATGGTAAAATGGACGAAGAAACAATTAAAGAAAAAGGTTGGAGTGACGACCCATTTGACGGTCTTAAGATTATGAAAAATGATATGCAAATATTTTTCAATGCAGATAAAGACTTACAAAAGTTAAATGCACAAACAGAATATCAACAAATCCAAATCGACTTCTTAAAAAGGTGTATGGAAAATATTACATGGAGACACCAAACAATTAAGAATACAATCGAATGGAGAAAGTTCATGGCGGGTTCATGATAGAAACACTTGCACAAGTATTAATGGTGGTTTCAGTTATGTTAGGAATAGCTATCATATGGTATGAGGAAATTATAAAATGATTTATCATTCTTATTGTTGTATACTACCAAAATTCATGACCAAGGAAGAGGTGGATTATATACATGGATACTCTAGAAGTCTTCCTATTAACGAAGCAAGAATAGGTGGTTCTGTGACCGATTCAGATAGTCACCAATCTAGATTCACAGATAAAACTGGTTATGGTAATAGTGAGATAAGACAATCTACTAATAAGTGGATAGACCACAATGACGAAAAGTTTCGAGTCGATATAAAACAAAAAATATTTGACGGTATGGTTCAAGCAAATGAACAGTGTAATTGGCGTTATGAAATAACTGATATGGAACATTGGCAATATACAGTTTATGAAGCTCAAGAAGATAAACCAACTGGTGACTTTTATACATGGCATACAGACGCAGGTGCAGACCCATATTCAGATGGGACAATAAGAAAGATATCATGTTCAGTTCAACTATCAGACCCCGATGATTATGAAGGTGGTCATTTCCAGTGGATTGAATCTGCAAAAGTTTTTGACCGTATCAAAAAAAGAAGTGGTGATATTAGATTAGACGAATTGATTCACACTGCACCTATGAGTGGAAGAGAGTTAGGTTCACTAATTGTTTTCCCTTCTTGGTTGCACCACCAAGTCACACCAGTCACCCACGGAGTAAGAAAATCTCTAGTAGTATGGAACAAAGGATGGCCTCTGAAATAATTCTAAAGAAGGTCGATGAGGTCTTCATGAAAGTAGAATGTGATGACGGTCTTGCTAGAGACTTGTTTGACTTCTTTTCTTTTACAGTTCCAAATGCAAAGTTTATGCCCTCAGTTAAGAATAGATACTGGGACGGTAAGGTTAGACTCTTTTCAATCAAAACACATAAGATATACATTGGATTACTTCCGTATGTGGACGAGTTCTGTAGAGAAAGAGGATATGATATTGTAGGTATAAACGATATCATTGGTGATAAAGAAAGACAACCTGATGAGAACTTCATACAAGAACTAGGATTACCTTTTGAACCTAGAGATTACCAGTTAGACGCATTCAGAACTGCAGTACAATATGGTAGACAACTATTACTTTCACCCACTGCAAGTGGTAAGTCATTAATCATTTATTTACTTGCAAGATATTACAACAAGAAAACTGTCGTTATAGTTCCTACAACTTCTCTTGTAGAACAAATGGCAAAGGATTTTAAAGACTATGGATACGATAAAGAAATTTGTAAGATTTATAGTGGTCAGCCTGTATTTGATTCAGACATCACGATTACAACATGGCAGTCATTTAGTAAGGCTCCTAAAAATGTCATGGAAAAATTCGAGGTTGTCTTCGGAGACGAAGCACACCTCTTCAAAGCAAATGTCCTCAAAGGAATCCTCGAAAAAATGAAAAACACTGCAATTCGTTTTGGTACTACAGGAACCCTTGACGGTTCAGAGTGTCATAGATTGCAACTAGAAGGATTGTTTGGCCCAGTCAAAAAAGTAGTATCAACAAAAGAATTGATAGACGAAGGTACTATTGCAAATTTATCTATCGATTGTGTCATACTATGTCATACTAAACAGAAGAAAATGACATACCAAGAAGAGATGGATTATCTTGTTTCTAATGATGCAAGAAATATTTTTATAGTAAATCTTGTTAGAAGTCTAAAAGGAAACACACTGGTGTTGTTCCAGTATGTAGAGAAACATGGAGTTATACTTCACAGTATGATGTCACATACAGACATGGGTGGAAATCTACATTATGTCTATGGTGGTACAGACACGGAAGATAGAGAATCCGTTAGAGAGATTGTAGAGAAGAACAAGGAAGATACTATCCTTGCATCATATGGAACCTTTTCTACAGGTGTAAATATAAAAAGGATTGATAATATTGTATTTGCAAGTCCGTCTAAATCAAGAATACGAAATCTCCAATCGATTGGTAGAGGTCTTCGTAAGACAGACGGTAAAGATAAATTGAGACTGTTTGATATTGCAGACGACTTAGGGTGTGAAAATTATACATTGAATCACCTCAAAGACCGTATAAATATATACAATGAAGAAAGATTTAACTACGAGATAAAACAGTTCAGTTTAAATGACAAGACCTAAAGACATAGTTCCAACACAGTACGAAGTATTGAAATTACTTAACGGCACAGAAGTTGTCGGTATGACTAGAGATACAGGAAACGGTATAGAGATTACATTACCTATGATATGTAAACTCGAAGTTGTTGCACCAGCTGGTAATACTACCCTTGCAACATTTTATCCTTATGCACCTTTATCTGCAGATGCAACTGTTCTACTTCCATTAGATATAATTGCACATAGAAATAATATGAATGAACAATTCGTACCATACTATGACGAAGCTTCCTCTAGGTGGTTCGACATGGTTGAAAATAAATCTATACCATTAACAGGTGATAAAAAACAAGTTCGAAGAGCTTACCTAGATAGAGTTGTTAGAGACCTCATGGAAGCAACTGGTGGCCCAATCACTGAACAAGAACAAAGAATGTTGGAAAGAATTGAGGAAGAAGAGTGGTCAATGGAAGACGAAGTTCTTGCAGACTTTGAATCTGCACTTGCACCAACAGACAAGAAAAAAATTCATTAGAAAATTATTTCTTAGACTTTCAATTCATATATATACTATCGATAATTTATGGTGATAGTACATCATAAGTCTTCTTTATAACTTTAAAAACGGAAATAACCATGACACAAGCAATACTTGGAATTGCAAAGGGCATGGTGGTGAGACTCGAAAACATTATTGAGACAAAGATTATATCAATGTTAATAGAAGCAGTAGAATTTCTAACACTGATGCTCCTTCCAATTTTTATACCATTAGGCATAATGCTCCTATCGGGGTGGACTTTATAATGTCCCGTGAAAGGTACGAAACGATAAGAGATGGTCTAGAAGTCACAGCACTTGTAGCCATCTTTTGTCTATCTTTATTTGGAGTAAACTCACATGTCCTCTAGAGAATACGACCCAGTTTGGAAGAGGTGGAAAACAGTTTCTACTCCTTCTGCAGTAGACGATGCAGCTAATGTAATGTCAGGTTATGAACAACAACTTGAATTAGTATTCAAACCAGCAGACGCGACACCCGAAGAAGCACAAGAGTGGCAAGAGACAGAACTCAAATGGTGGGCAGACAGACAATTTCCTATCGTATGGATTGCATGTTTTGTTCAATTGACTGCATTAGCTTTCATGGGTGCAATTATGCTACTCAATCAACAGGTATTCGGGTGAAATATCTAATCTACGCCGCAATACTGATACCTTGGGAGTTAGGAATCGTCCTCCTATTCAGTCTCGTATGAAGCAATATATAGTATATGCAATGTTAGGAATGTCGTTCTCATACATGGTGACTGGAGATTTAGACCGAATGGGACGGGGTGCAGAAATGAAATATGCACTCATAAGAAATCAATCCCTTCTAATATAGTACCCTCAGCGGGAACATATTCATCTTATCATGGATTTCTCATTTGACAAGGCACTTTTCTAAAAAAACTTTATTTAATAAATATTAAAAAGCCCCTTACAATCTGTGGATTTTAGAGTATAATAGATACATGACTACGAAAAAAGACCCTAAAAAAGCAGAACACTATGTTAACAACAAAGAGTTCACTTTGGCAGTCTCCGAGTTTAACGAAAAAGTAAAACTTGCAGAATCAAAAGGCAAAGAGCCACCTAGAATGACTGAATATATCGGTGAGTGTATCTATAAGATTGCAACCCGTTTATCCACTCGTCCTAATTTTATCAATTATACATACCGTGACGAAATGATATGTGATGCAATTGAAAATTGTATTCAGTATATCGGTAATTTCAATACGGAAAAGTCAAACAATGCGTTCGCATATGTCACTCAAATTTGTTATTATGCATTCCTTCGAAGGATACAAAAGGAGAAGAAACAGGTTTTCATTAAACAGAAATCTATCGAAGAATCTAATATAACTATGGACGCTTACACAACCATAGACGGGGAACATGACCCAACTCTTACAAACACTAATGTAGAGTGGATGCAAGAGCATATGAATCGGGTTGAATACGAACCAAGAAAATCAAAAAGACAAAAGAAAGTAAAAGAGAATACTAATTTAGAAAAATTTACTGAATGAAGATAGCAATACTTAACGACACTCATGCTGGTGTCCGTGGTGATATGGTTGCAATGGCCGATTACCAAGGACGATTTTATAATGAAGTTTTCTTCCCATATCTAAAGGAGAATGATATCACTCACATATTACATTTGGGTGATTACTTTGATAGAAGGAAGTATGTAAACTTTTCAACATTAAAATCTAATCGTGAACATTTTATAAAACCTATGTTGGAACATGGTATATCCATGGATTTGATTATAGGTAATCACGATACTTATTTTAAAAATACAAATGAAGTAAACTCTCCCGACCTTTTATTATTCGAGTCAGATAATATCAATGTTATCCAAGAACCCGAGGTAAGAGAATATGACGGATTGAATATTGCACTTGTTCCATGGATTAATTCTGAGAACTATGCAGATTCAGTAGAGTTTCTTATGTCTGCAAATGCACCTATTTGTATGGGACACTTCGAATTTGAAGGTGCGTTAATGCACCCAGGCATGACTTGTCAACATGGACTAGACCATTCATATGTAAAGAGATTTGAAAAAGTTTATAGTGGACACTTCCACCAAAAATCAGAGTTTGCAAATATCAAATATCTTGGTTCTCAAATGCAGTTTACTTGGTCAGATTTTGGAGACGAAAAATTCTTCCATATCTTTGATACTGAAACAAGAGAAATGGAACCAGTTCATAACCCTTTAAAAATTTTCGACAAAATTTTCTATGACGATACAAAGGAGACTTTTGAGACACTTGTTAACAAAGACTATTCTTCTGTGACAGGTAAGTTTACAAAAGTTATTGTTGTAAATAAAGACAACCCGTATTGGTTCGATGCATTCTTAGATAAGATACATGCAGCTTCCCCATTACACTTACAAGTTGTAGACGATAATAAACACATGGACTTAATGGACGATGCAGATGTTGAAAATGTTGAGGATACATTGACTATACTAACAAAGTATGTCGATAGTATGGATATTCAAGGTAAGAAAAAGCCTCTTACAGAATTAATGACTTCGTTG